ATAGACGTTGAATATCTGCATAGTCAGCTTGAGCCATTTGCGGAGCAGCCTGAGCAGCAGCCATCTGACGAGCGCGTTCTGCCTCAGCAGATTGATAGGCCAACTGACCGCCTTGTTCAGCCATAGCGCGAGCAAATACGTCCTGAGCGCGAGCCTCTTGCTCTGCCAAAGCACCAGATCCATAGCGACCCATTGAGGAGGCTTTAGACTGAAGACCTTGTACGCCTTCTGTGAACTGTTCTCGAGCCAGACGGTTAGACTGCTCTAAAGCACCCGCTAGGAATGGATTAACGCCTCGTCCTTGAATCGTAGCTAGTTGCTCTGCCTGAGCAGCACCGACCAATGGAGAGCCAGCTTGAGCACGTTGAGCCGCTTGCTGGATAGCCGCCTGAGAGAAGGCAGACTGTTCAGGAGCCAAGGTAGCAGGAGCTTCTGGCATCCCCTGATAAAGCCGTTGAGCTTCACCTAAGCTGTAAGTAATATACGGCTTAAACTCCGGTGCTATCTCCGTCTTTGTTTCTTGAGTTCCGCCACCACCACCCATATCACACCTCGCATATCCATTTTCGGGGCCTGAATCCATAAGCCTTAGCCCTACGATTCCACCCCGGCCTATGACTAGCAAATGTTAAATATTTGACATTAGCATCTCTAGCCATATTTTTTATAAATTGTAAACCTTTTTGTACCACTTGATAATCATTTTCTAACGTCCATGCAGCCCAAACGTGCAATTCCTCGCCCATTGGTTGCAGGATAAAGAAGCCATAAAAATGGTTATTCTTTAGTACCACCCACAGCATTGCCTTTTGGTTCCAGCAATCTGTGTATACATCTTCAGGTATCCAGTTCTCAGGGCTTCTACCCTTAATCTTGTCTAAACCAGCCCGAATACTAGGCCACCATTTGCGGAGATCATCCACAGGAATATGTTTAAATTCTGTCATCCGACAATTATATAGCCATAGGTTTTATTTGCCGTATCGTTAGCCCAATGCGTAAGAGTCGCACTGCCCTGCTGCTGAGATGAAACATAGACATTCGTTGTCGCACTAGGCGCTATGTATTGCATGGTTGCAATGGCACTAGGAATAGCTGGTCTAGTCGGGCTAGTGCTGGTTCCAAAATGCTCAAGTGAAACACCAATATCAGTGGTTCTCCACATAATCTGAGCATAATCCCCTGCGTTCATTTCTAAAAAGAAATTCATAGCAGCAATCAGGTGAGAAGGATCGCCTGTGCTTTTTCTAGCTGGCAGGTGAAACCGGCTATTAGACGCAGCAACGTCCGATCCATTCTTGCGGAACCAGATGTCTACGTCCTGACCATCATTCGTCGTATTCTTGAACTGTAGCGAAAATTGCAAGTTATAAAGACCGTAGTTTCTGACATTCAGCCTAGAACTATTGGATAGGTATATTCCGTTACTGTAATCAGTCGTATTAAAGGTAACTTCATACGCTGTTGTAGTATTAGCAGCAGTCTGGTCTGTAGTGTCCTGAAAAGCCCCATAGGGAGCAGAATCAGCTTCAGCAGCAGCAGATACAGGAACCAAGAAAATCAGGCTGTCGTAGCCTATACGCTCGTCATAGAGGGTAGTTGTAGTGACATTGCCTGTTGCTAAGGTAATCAGACCCGTATTATTGGTCTTTCCGTCCATAATCCCACGAACGACCTCAGCAACGGCCCGTTGATCCCCTCCAAATGGCGGTAGTGTACGAAACTGAGTCATCGATTACCCTGTTTAACAACGTCAAACTCCAAACCAACCGCAGTCTCCCAGTTAGCACCGCTAGGAGTCAGTCTCAAACGATGATATTCACCATTAGACCGCAAACTCACACGGTTTTCTGCGTCAGCAGCTACATCTGAGCCAAATTCCACCTGTTCAGCAAGATTATCCCTACTTGAAACAGCAATAGAACCAGTACCTTTGTCCACAATCGGTTTTGCCAGCATCACAGTAGACCGACCTACATCAATATCACCAGTTGCAATAATGGCAGTCTTAGGTTGACCAGAGAAAGCAATGATCTTTTGACCAGAAACACCCGCAAATATCAGTTGTCCACCAGCAAAAACACGGGAATCTAGCGGAATATCAAGCGCATCAATGCTTGTGTTGTAGTTATCCACCTGCTCCAGAGTTGCTGATGGCGTTAATACATAAGCAATTGATGTTGCTGTAGTGTCTGCATAAGACCACTTGTTCAAATCAATAGAGAACATCAGCAGATTCTTGCCGCCAAACGTATTATTAAACTTCCAGATTACTAATTTATTAACAGGATCAACCGTAGCACTCATTCCTGTTGATATTTCGTTAGGAATAGCGTTATTAAAGAACCAGCGGTTTACTTTCTCAGTACCAATATTCTTAGTTGATTGACCATCGCAAACATAGAATCCATCATCTGCAAGGAAATAGGTTAGGTTGCCATACTGAGCAATAGATCCGTTAGAAATACAGCCTAAAGACCGGCTAATAGCGTCAAACTGGAAAAAGAATGGAGAACCAGCATAGCTCATCCGATAGATAGCACGTTCTAAGAATACCAGACCATACTCACCACCTGCCAAACCAGTAATATCGCCACCGTCAGGAAGTATCTGGCTATCAGCCTGAGAAGCAGCAGCAGGAGTCCAGTCCGTCTCATCATTCAAGTCTGACCAGTAAACCTTGCTCGTATCCGTACCGTCATTAGCAGCCACCACAAAGTCACGGACAACAGTTACAAACTTTGCAATAGGTGCATCAGCAGACAAGTCACCAAAGTAAGTCGATGAATTCAGCGTCCATGATTGCAACTTATCCTGACCATTAGCCAAAATCATCGTAGGGCCAAACTGAGTCACATCCCAACCATCTACTGCGGTATATCCTGTAGTCGTCAGCGCATCCAAGCTGGCATCATTGCTATCAAACTTGTATATCTGTGTTGCACTAGCCGCAAACAGTGAACTAACTCCACCAAACTTACCAGCAAAGCTAATCAGTAGATTAGCGCCAGCAGCATCAGAATAATCAGCCTCACTCTTAATCGGAGCATAACCGTTAGCAACTGGATAGCAGTTCTTGGCATCCGTTATAGCGCCAGTAACACCCGGCTGGTCAGGCAACCACTCACCAAATATGATCTTTTGCATAACTTATACCCATGTACCTACGTTCACGTTAGCGCCCGATGCGCCGATGGGGTAGATTAAAACATAGCTGCCAGCAGTTGTTGTATAAGCCCCTCCCGGTGCTGCCGATAAAGTGTACTGGGGGATAAACGTACCCCCAACATTAACAGATACAGTTCCTGCAACACGGATGTGCGCGTATACAGTTGCCGTGTTTGCAGTAGCTATACTGGTAGCTGATGCTGTAGTTGCGTAGCCCATATAAGTTTGGCTGACGGTTGCCGCAGTGCTAAACGCCCCGCTTAACGACTCCCAAAAAATGTTGTTTAATGTCGCAGCACCGCCAAACCCAATTTGAAAACTGTGCGAGGTAGTTCCTGCGGTTTTCGTCAATACAGCAACTATTTCAAACGCATACACTGTACTTGAGGACAGCGTTACACCAACACCAAATAGGTTTTGCGCTGTGTTGACGTTGGAGCCTACCAAAGCAGAATCCAGACGGAAGAACTGCGCGCCCGGCACGACACCGCGCTGAGTGCCTTGAGGTGTTGCGTAAAACACCTTACCGTCATAGTCAAACGCGCCTGCAACGGCTGTGCCTAGCGTATCTGCGTTCAAAATAAAGTTATCTGTGCCGCTAATAGTTACTGGCATTTCAGGCTCCTCAATTCATCCGTAGTCGTGCAAGAATCTACTAGATTCGTAATGTCACGCAGACGCTGCTTCTCAGCGACGATTGCAGCCGTGTCGCTACCCGACTCTAGCGCACGTTGGAATGCCACATCTTGAGCAGCTAGGAGTGGGGCACGTTCAGCACGAAGCCGATCTTTGGTAATGGCTTTCGCCTTGTCAATGTCGATTGAGATCATGCTTTCACCTCTGCACCAGTAAAGTCAGCAGTCCACGCATTGCGGAACTCACGGTCTGTCGGGATGTCAGCAGCGTCAACGATCAGGTACGGCTTGCCACTAGGGATGTCACGTATGGCTAGTTCAAATGATTCGACTGGCACAATAATAGAGATGCCGCCTTCGTCGTTAGGAAAAATAATTCGTTGGCTCATAATTTATCCTTTAACGGAATATGGCAAAATTAATTATTGAAAAATCAGACGCAGCGTTTGCACCACTTGTATTTTCAATGCCAGTTCTGATTTGCAAAGAGGTAGTTGTTGCGCTAACTATGCCTACGTTAGATCTATACTCAGTTCCACTTACACCTGCCGCGCCAAATACAGCGGAATAGTTAGCGTCTGACATTGCATTTGTAAAACTTATTGTATAGTTACCAGTTCCGTTATCTAAAACACTAGAGATATTAAACGACGCACGAATAGCGACTGTGCCCGTCCCGTTAAAGTTGACCCACGCCCGACAGAACGTACCAATCTCAGTACCAGCACTATCCTGAATCGTTGGAGGCGTGTTAGCTACGCCGTTTTTCAACACCAGTGTGCTAGTGCTTGCGGCTTCTAGTTGATCTGCTACAACAGTTCCAGCCATGATCTACCTCATTCGTAAAGGATGTTGATTGTGCCAGCGTCGAAGGTGTTAGATCCATCAATCGTTACGCGAACCATACCTAACGCTGAAGCAAGTGATTTTGCGCCAATAACCGTGGTTGTTGTATTTGTATTACCTATTGCGACAACCATACCGTTTATTACCCAAGTATTAGTAGATCCATCTATCAAATCAAAGACTACCTTGCCGGTAAGTGGGTACGCAGCAGACCAAGTTGTTGGGTATAAGATTACTGAGCTTGAGTATGCCGCGCTATTCGCATGGTAGCTAATGCCAGCCCCGCCGTGCGTTACGGCATACCCCGTATAACCAGAGGTTTCCGGACTTGTCCCCGGCCCAATTTGCAGCACTGGCGCATTTGTGCTGCTAGTTGATACATTGTTAAACATCACCGTAATACGTTTCACCCAAGATGGGATGCTGGTGAAGTCAACGCTTGTACCTGACGCAGTAACAGCCGTACCAGACACAATCGGCGCTAGTGTGCCAGTAGCAGCCACCAACGTCTGCGTATTTGACCCCGCGACAGCAGGAGCCGATACCGTAATCGATCCGCTAGTAGCGCCTAAAAGTGTTAATGGCATATTATTGCCTCATCCAATTATCAGAATTTACGTTTACATTCGTCCATGTATTTGAACCAGCAGGAACATCTGTCCATGTATCACTGCTTGTTGCTACATTCGTCCATATATTGCTACCTGCACTCTGCTCAGTCCAATTAGTAGCACCGGGAGTCAAATCCGACCACTCCTCACCAATAATCTGACCATTTGCACTAATTATTGCCAGAGCATTAACATATCCAACACCAGCAAATATCGCATTAGCATTGCAATTTATTGTTGCTAAAGCGTTAATGCTTGCATTGCCTTGATAAACAACGCCGCCGTTAGCCGTTACTGTTGCAGATCCATTGATTGAACCAGCACCAGATAAAATCCTGACCCCTGTTGCTGTAACAGTTGCTGTACCACTAACAGCAGCATTACCAAATTGCACTCTTGTTGCATTAGCACTAATAGTAGCAGTTGCGTTTATTGCAGCTACGCCGCTAAATATCGCTACACCAGCCGCTGTTACTGTGGCCTCTGTAAATATATTAGCTACACCGTAATTTAACTTGCCACCATTAGCATTTACAGTAGCAGTACAGCTAATCGATCCTACAGCCATTCTCTGCCGTATACCAACAGCAGATACAGAAGCTGTCGCATCTATACTTGCAGCACCAAATAACGTCGATCCACCTAATGACGCATACGGAGACTGTGAATAAGTGCTAATCCCAAACATTTAGACAATAGTCCATGTTGCACCAGAAGGTACAGTGACCGTAACACCACTAGCGATAGTTGAATTCTTACCGCTAATGCCATCATACCCAGTAGGAAATGTTATTGATGAACTAACAGTCTGACTAGTCAAGAAAATCCCATTAGACGCAGCAAAATGTAGGTCATAAGCCACATCATTAGCATCACCATAAACAGCCTTACTAGCTGGATACGTTACGAATACATCCTTGCTGTTCGCAGAAAAGTTAATAGCTGCCGTAGTGCCAGAGCTATTTGAGAGGATCGTATCGCGGGATAGCGTAGTACCTGAAGCCGTGTAGGTTCCAATACCGACTTCCCAAGTGCCAGAATTGGAGTCAACTATAGCGTAATAGGTAGTGTTACCGTTGCCTATGTCTGCAAACGAACGAAAGCCAGCAGAAGCACCAGCTAACGTCAATGTACCTGTACCCGATGTTGTACTGGTCTCTTTAATCCTATCTTTAACGACCAGAGGCATTTTCTACCCCTTATGCCAAGGTTACAGACAAACTACCTGTTGCAATCTTAAAAATATCGCCTGAATCAATAGTCTTAGAATTATCCAAGGCAGTGTGATACAACAGGTTACCACCAGTAGAAGCATCCTCAATACCAATCCAGCCTACGGTTCCCCATGATCCAGTGGCTTGTGGGAACTCAACCGCAGCATCATTGGTACTAACGCCATTACTGGGCGCACCAAAAGTAACAGCAGTACGAGCATAAGAACCACCAGAAACTTCTGTACCAGTATCAGCATCAGTGGGATCGGATGTATAAAGAGAAACATAAACTGTTGCAGGGCTTGTATAGCTCGTATTACGCAACGTAGCGTTAATCAGAGCATTTTCCAGATAATTCGACATTTCTGCCATGATTTACCTCACGTTATAAGACATCGACATAGGTTGACCACTGTACTCACTAGACTGGTCAGAGTTAGAAATAGACGTTACAGCCCGGTCATACAAGGAAGCCCAGACCTGCAATCTTGCATCGTTCATCAGATATGGTTCAGCTTCACCCAAAGCCGCATATAGCAAAGCATCAGGGCAGTTAGCCAAGAATACATTACTAGCATTGCTGTCACTTAGCAGCGGAGGCTTTGCGTAGTACAGCATCTGAGCCGTATACGCAGTGTCAGGAATAGGGGCAAACTGAAGCTCTGAGGCCAGTACAGTGTAGGTTCTAGGGATACCAGACTCAGTAGCTCTGGTGCTGGCATAGAACGTATTAGGAGCTTCGTAAGACAAGGAGCTAATGGGATTCGTGTTCAGGTGAATATCCCGCATCTCCAAGAAGTCTGTAGGCAGTCCAACCGTAGAATCGCCACCAGTCGTAGAAGCCGTAGCCACCACCAACATCTGACGGATTCGCAGATCTCGACGCAGACGCTCCTCAGCCAACCGGATAAAGTCTGGAATTACTGAAGTCAGATCACTACGAGCTAGGTAGTTCGCTATCGTAGTCTTTAGGTCACTGTAGCTCGTAAATGCCATGTCTATTTCCCGTTATTGTGCGCCTCTATAGCGCCTTCCTCTACATCTTCCCATCGATACTCGTAAGTACCAATGTGACCAATATGCTTTGAGAGACTGTGATCTACATGAGTCTGGAACCCGGCATCCAAGGCTTTGATGCAGAAATGCACATCCTCGCCAATGATCCCCTTAGATCCCCAACCCACATCAAACCAAGGTTTAGGAACCTTCTCAAAGACTTCCTTACGAATCATCACCACACCAAAACCAACCGCTGTGACAGGCTCTATGCCTTCCTTGCCCATCGAATCTACCTTGTGCCAAGCGTGACGAATAATCTTGCCTTCGTCATCCTTCTCTAACTCAAGATTCAACGCAGTCGGTAGTGTCGGCTTACGTCTTGTTACAGCATTAACCCCAACAATCGGAACCTCACGGCTTAACAAAATGTCAATCGTGTCAGCCGGGAACCTCATGTCTGAGTCAATAAACAGAACCGCATCACATCCCTCTTTGAGAGCAGCATCTACTAGCTTCTCCCTCTGATCGAATATCAGCGTTCCTGCCATCGTATAGAGCTTTAGCCCATTGCCATCTTTGGAACACCTGTGCTTAGAATCCCTGCCAACCATCTTGGCAAAGTCAAAAGCAAATGCAGTGTGAACCTCGTCCCTAGCTGGTACGCAAACTCCTACGTTCATTAGTTCCCCTTAGAGATAGTGCCACGATAAGTTTTCCAAACCGCATTATCGGGATTATTAAGCCAACTAGCAAACGCTGCGTCATCCACAATGCTAAAGCCCTTCATGATGCCCATCTTGTTCAAGTCATCAATGACCGTGAACGGGATTCTGGCTACATGGTGCAGGTCTTTAAGATGCCCAGTCCTCTGCTTGTCGAACTCTAATTGAGCCTTGTTAGCCTCAATGATCTCCGATACATCCTGTTTAGTTTCAATGACGATACCGCCATCACCATCTGCGTGTACTGCTGTATCTCTAAAGTTCATAAATCCTCGTAGAAAAGCCCCCAACCATAAGGTCAGGGGCTATTTCAATTACAGCGACATATCAAGGTCAGCAACGATACCGTGTGCGGCTTCGTTCTTAACCTCAAGTGTGCACTCGACCAAGATCTGAGTCTTGTCAGCATCGCCAGCCTTAGCCAGTTCGTTCGTCTGGAACGGACGCAGGTAAGCAATAGCTGCGTACTCAGGATCAAGGATCAGAGCCTCACGGGTACGCATGAAGCGGTTAGGCACAACCGACATATTGCCGAAGTCACTGACGTAGATGTCAGCAGCGCCGATAATTGTCGAAGGAGCAGCACCAGTCACGTTGAAACGAGTCTCAGCGATACCAGTGAACGAGCTAACCTTCTGCTTACCAGTTGCGCCAACCATCAGAACCTTAGGCGAACCACCGGAGACAAACACCTCAGCAACAACGCTCTTCAGCAGGGCTTCAGTGAATGTACGGGTGTTACCGTCAGTACGAGTCGAAACACCGATAGTCGTAGGATCGCCACCGTTAGTCTGAGCAGACGAGTTGGTCTTGATCCAAGACAGCAGAGAACCCATCTTACGAGCGTTAGAACCGTCACCAGCCGAACGACCTTGGTTCGACAGCAGGATGGTTTCCAGATCGCGCTTGATCTCT